TTATTAAGCTGATTGCCGCCACCTGCTACTGTGCCGCCAAGGGTGAATGCTGGTATGGTTCCCGCACTAGACGGGCTACCCAATGCCCCGCCGTTGACGACAAACGCACCAGCAGAACCTGTATTGACTCCGAGCGCGGTAACGACACCTGTGCCTGTCGTTGTAGTCGCGGGGGCTGCACCGGACCCGCCGCCGATCATTAACGCGTTTGCGGACAGCAATGCGGAGGACGCCCACGTTGATGCGCTAGAGAAATATACGGCCCCGCCTGACGTGCCGGCAACAGTCAACGCTGGCGTGGTGGTTGCCGTTGCTACGCTGATCAAGCCCCCCGTAAATCCAACCGAAGAAACAGATCCGGCGTAAGTGCTTCCCCAGACAGGCGCTCCACCCGTTGTGGCTTGTAGAACTTGTCCCGTAGTACCTGCGGCAGTAGCAACAGGAACCGCCCCAACCCCACCGCCATAAACTACACCGTATAGCGTCAGCAACGCGGAAGACGCTAGTGTGCCTGTAGCGGTATAGGCCAAGAGGCCACCAGACGTGCCTGCCGTTAATCCTGTGCCGCCATTGGCTACGGGCAAGGTGCCCGTGACGCCCGTAGTAAGTGGTAAGCCCGTGAGGTTGGTGGCCAGACCGGATGCTGGCGTGCCGAGAACGGGGGCAACAAGCGTCAATGCTGTGCCGTTGGTTGTGGCACCAGTAATGCCGCTCAATACGCCAGAATTATTGTATTGAACCTGCGTGTTTGACCCACCTGCTGGCCCAGACGTTGCTCCAGCCAACAGCGTGACCACGCCAGAACTGTTCTTGTAATACAACTTGCCATCGTTGGTGTTGAGCGCCAACTCACCAGCGACTAGGTTTCCAGCCGTTGGAACAGCCGCGCCGGTTGTTGAAAAATACAAAGATATGGGGGTATAGCCGCTTTGTGCCATGATGGTTCCTTAAAATGTACCGCCAGCGATTCCTGACCAAACAGGCGCAGATGCACCCGCAGAAGTTAATACTTGTCCAGCAGTCCCTGCCGCAGTGAATGCAAATGCAGTTCCAGTGCCATATGCCGCGCCACCAGCAGTAGCGGTTGCGGTGCTGTTTGTCCCGCCGTTCGCAATCGGCATGGTTCCCGTTATGTCTGCGGTAAGGCTCACTGCGCTCCACGTAGGCGCTCCTGACGCGTTTCCATGCAGGACTTGGGTAGAGGTGCCGGCCGCAGTCGTAGCCATCGCGCTGACGGTCGATCCGTAAGCCACGCCGTATTGCGTGAAAGCCGTTGTTGATCCTGTGCCGCCAAGCGATACAGCTACCGGAGAGGTCAGGCTAAATTGCGTTCCCGTCAGGGTTAGACCAGTGCCTGCGGTGTAGGAGCCAACACCGGCAAATTGCACAAAATTGATAGCAGTCGTGCCTATCGTGCCGCCTGCATTGGAGGTGCAGACCCAGCCGGTATCGGCTTGGGTGGTGCCTTGCTCAATGAACGTGAACGCCCCCGGCACCTCGGCCCACACATCCATATCTGTGGTGCGAGTCCACGCGCCCGAGGCTACCAAATAGATGCCGTTTTCCGCTGGTGCAGTTTGATCTTTGACTAAACAACGATCCCCTGCAATCAACGCGACACCGTCAATCGTCTGCGTGCCAGACAGCGTGATATTGACGGTTGTGGCCGCAACACAGGATGCTTTTGGGTCAAGCCCTTGAGCCACACTGTCAACGTATTGCTTTGTAGCGGCCTGCAACGCAGAAACAGGATCTTGAGTCAATGCAACTGAAGTCAGGCCACCCAGCGTCAGAGAGGACGATCCGAGCGAAATGCTTGTGGTTCCAACCGTCACAGTATTGTTTGTCAGCGAGCCATTGCCGATATTGGTCAGCGTGTTGCTTGCGCCGCTAATTGTTTTGTTCGTCAGCGTTTGCGTGCCGGTCAGGGTCGCCACCGTTGAATCTATGGCTATCGTGCCAGTCGAGGTGATTGTGCCACCACTCAGACCAGTGCCTGCCGCGATGGAAGTGACAGTTCCTTGCGGGTTTGCAGCGGTCGTAATCGTCGTGACTCGACCGTAGGTGTCGATGGTGACCACCGGAATCAAGGACGCAGAACCCGTGGTTCCTGCCGAAGCAACGCCGCTGGCAAGGTCAATGACCGGCGTTGTGCCACCAGTGCTGGTAATCCGTCCAGCAGTGCCGCTAACCGAGGTAACGTATGTTCCAGCAGGCTGCTTTGCGTTGAACGTCGCCCAGTCCGTTGCGGACAAATACCCATCAACGGATGTTGTTGCTTGCGGCATTGAAATAGCTGGAGCAGCGCCTCCGCTGCTGACAACAGGAGCCGTTCCCGTAACGCCCGTAACCGTTCCTGAACCCTTGTTGTTGAAGATCGACCAATCTGCCGCGCTCAACGCGCCGCGATTAGCCGCAGAGGCGGTTGGTACGTTCAACGTTATAACCGGCGTAGTTGTAGGATTTGCAACCGTGGAACTCAAGTCTGTTCCGGCAGTTCCAATCGTCAACGCAGCAACGGAAGCCACCGTCCCGCCACCAATGGCTGGAGCAACCGTCGCCGTCGTAATCCGACCTTTAGAGTCAACCGTAACAACCGGAATCTCAATTGATGATCCATATGTGCCCGGAGAAACTGCGGTGTCGGCCATTGAAATTACCGGATTACCGGCCGCGCCCGTTCCGTTGGCCACATTAATTTCAGTTGCCGTTCCAGTAATCTGCCGCGGACTCAGCGCACCGGATCCGTCTAACGAGATAAAGCCAGCACCAGACGCGTTAGCTAAGTTCAAGACCTGACCGGTCAATGACAGCGTCGGGTTGCCTAGCACGCCGCTGCCGTTTGTGATCGAAAGGCCGCTGCCGCTGGTCAGAATTGTGCGGGCAATAACAGACGCCGACCCATCCTTCACGACAATGCCCGTCAGGGCTGTCTCAAGGCTCCCAGACGCGGCGTTGAGCGTCAGGCGATAGTAGGACTGCGCCCCGCCGTCGGTAAGCCCTAAGCCCGTTCCTGTGCTGATGTAGCGGCTGTTTGGAAGCGTCGCCTCCTGATTGACCGTGAGGAACGTCTGCTGCTGGTTCGGGGACGACGATATCGCCGCGGTCGTCGTCTGCACCGTTTGCCCGTTTTGGACAATCAACACCGATTCGGTTCCGGTCAGCGGCAGCGCGTTCGGCAGACTCGTGATGGTGATGTTGGCCATGTCAGGGCTGGATCTCTATGCTGTCCAGATTGCCGTTGCTTGACGGCGTCTGGATGTTTTGCTGCGGCGAAATGACGTAACCGCCATAGCCCGTCGTAATCAGATTGTTTGGGTCAACCGCAACGCTAACGTCAGGGCGAGGAAACCGAATCGTTATCTTTTCGGTTTTCCTTGCCGGCAGACGATAGGGGTCGAACTGATCTGCGCACCCTTGGTCGCACACTTGAAGCCCGGGGAAGTTTGGGTCTGAGCGCATTACCGCGTGCGGGCGCTTCATCTTGCACCGGTCGCATACCGCAATCGCAATGTCCGAATACCCTCTGGTGTCCAGAAATTTGGGCATTGGTTACCTCGTATATACGCTGATATTTGGGGCAAAATAAATCGGTGACTTGTCGCGCTCCTCAACCTCTGCAAGTGTCAGATATTTCTCGGATTGCGCCTCAAGGTATTGGATGCGCGGCATTTCAACACCGGGTAGCTCCAAGCTCATGCGATGCGCTAGCATCATCTGCACCGCCTCATACCAGCGCTGCGGGATCTCAAGCTCTCCGTAAAGGTCGCCCACGTCCATAATCTGCCGCGAATACCAGACCGTCATCTGCACGAAGGTGTCAGACGGCACCGGCCACAGTGTGATTTGCGCCTGCGGGATGGTGCGATTGAACCAATACTGAAACGGCTGATTTGCAGTGAACTGCTTGTTCGGCAAGCTCGTGTAATCGTCGCGGTTAAGGCGAGCCATTGGAATCTCGGTAGAATTATTCCCAAGAAAAAGTTCGCGTACGATCAAAGTGTTGCCGCCGGTCTCGCGCACTCGATAAAACTCAACCGTCTGACCCGGCTCAATGTCATACCAGATCCACTGATTATCGACCCATGTGGCTGAACCCGGATCACTAAGGGTGCTCCACGTTATACCATCGGACGAATACTCAAAAATAATGTCAAAAACGCCATTCGTTCCCGGCAAAATACCAATCGATCCAATATACACGGGGTTGTCCCCGCCGTAATCAATCGTAACGCTGCCGTCAGGCGCATTTTGCGTCAAGATAGTATCAACGTTCTGATCAAAAGCGTTTTCAACAACGCCGCCGTCGCTTGAGGTATAGCCGCCCGTGCTGTTCGGCGTTGGCCGGTTCATTTGCCGATACAGTGCTTGCAAAACGTCATTGCCGCCGATAGGCAACAGGTAGATGTATTGATCTGCGTTCAGGCCATAGACCTTCTTGTCGATCGCCCAATACTGGATCCCAATATTGATCAGGTTTGACAGGGCAAAGTAGAGCGATTCACGAGCGGACAAAACCTGCTCAGAGGTCAGCTCCTCGGCCAGCTTACCGCACCGGCGAGCGCCGTGATCGATCAAGGTCTGCACCTTGATTACCGTTGTCCCAACTGTGCCGGAATAAGCCATTATTGCCTCACCATCCTGAGCATTTCCATCGCTTCAAAGAAGCTTTGGCACGCGGTGCGTCTCCTGAAGCGTGCTCAACAACCCCTGACATGCGAGCGCAAAATGAATCTTTGCGACTGCCGCCCTCAGGCTGTGGCGCTTTTAAGTGACTTCCCGTCTCACGATTATACTTTGCCCGACCCTTTGCGGTAAGCCCAGCGCCCTGTTTTGTGGGAAGTTTTTCTCCTCGACCAACAGCAAGCGACGGATTCTTTTTTGCCATAATTAAAACCTATATTTGGCTGTTTTGTTTGCAATACTTTTTGGCTGTTTTACAAACTGCTTACCTGCCGCCTTACCTGCACGTTTAGCCCTTGTGGTCGCAGCGTATTCCTGCGGACTGAGGGACTTTATAGCCGCTTCAGGTAAATATCTTTCGCCCGTCTTTGATGAGGGCTTACCTGACTTAGTGCGCCATTTCTGGTCGCCCCAATCTTTTAAAGATTGCTGTGGGGCTTTCAATCTTTATACCCCCCACCAGCGGCCTTATATTTCTTTGCAACAAGCTGCGCTTTACGGGCTGACCACTGCCCAGCGCCCGTGCCTTGAACCGCAGCAGACTTAACCTGAGAAACTATACTTTTTCTAAGGCTAGGTTTTGTATAGTTGCCAGCAGCATTAACCTTACCGCCGCTTGCCTTTTTATCGGCGCGATCAAATTCTTTTCCTACTTTTGTGGGAATGCCCACCTTCTTTGCAAACGCAGGATTATGTGCAACAGCCGCCATCAAGCGATGCTGAGAAGGTGATTTGCTTGGCATTACGCATACCCTTTAACCATCTCCAAAATGCACCAGTAGGTGTCGCCCGAAGACGCGTCAGCAGTGCTGAACATAATGTCACCAGTAACGCCAGCGCCGCCGTTGTTGGTAATGCCGCCAAAGACTGTCATATCAAGCGTCTGCGTAGCACCGGGCGAGGACAAGTAAAACGGCACATCTGTTGAGGCGTCCCAAAACATTCTGACTTCCATGCCATGACTGGCAATG